TGGGCCCAACGCCATTGAAGCACAGGCCGAGCAGACATTGGTCAACAATACCGTCAATCAAACTTTTTATACATTTAGTATCTTGATTTTTAGATCAGTGACAATTAACTACAGCATTGTTAGAGACACTGGTATAAGACAAGGATCTTTAAAAATTGTTCCCACCGGTGGCGGAACACTGACCTATGATGATGACTATTCGGAAAATTTATCAACAGGTGTAACATTTTCAGTATCTCAATCCACCAACCAGGTTGATGTTAAATATACTACCAGCAACACAGGCATCGATGGAACAATTGTGTTTTCAGTATCTGCTTTCCGAATTTAATGTGGCCACACACCTTTCAGCTTAGGCTCGACGCCTGGGCCGACCTACGTCATCAACTACAAAATCAGCCGGCACACACTGCACTGACCCAAATCAATTCCTGGTGGTTTCGCTGCCCCTGGCGACCTTACCATTTACACTGGGATGATCAAGACACTTGGCCCGATCCCTGGGAACTTTTGAGCGACAATATCTATTGTGATGTTGCAAGAGGGCTAGGAATACTGTATACTATAAGTTTGCTGGACCATGCAGATTTGACAGATGCAGAGCTGATTTTGACACAGCAAGGGCACAATTTAGTCCTAGTAGGCCAAAGAAAATATATACTGAATTGGGACAGAGACACCATCGTAAATACCAACCACGAGTTAGAAATTAAACAGCATTTGACTCAAAAACAAGTGCAACAAAAATACAATTAAGAGTAAACAATGACGCAGATTACAGTGGTAAAGAGAAACGGCCAGCGAGAGCCGTTGCATATTGAAAAATGGCAGAATCAGGTAGCCAAGGTCTGTAAAGGAATAGCTGACGTAAGTCAGTCAATGATAGAAATCAAAGCCCAGCTACATTTTTACGACGGTATAACCACAAAAGAAATCGACGGTATCTCCCTGAGAGCTATTGTGGACTTAATCGATGTGGAATCCAATCCCGATGTTGGTCATACCAACTATCAATATGTAGCAGGCAAGCAACGTCTCAGCATGTTGCGCAAAGATGTGTATGGTAGCTACGAGCCCCCGAGTCTGTATGAAATTGTCAAACGCAACGTTGCAGTAGGACTTTATACTGCTGAACTTCTAGAATGGTATTCAGAAGAAGACTGGAACCGCATGAATGACATGATCGATCATTCCAAGGATGAACAATACAGTTATGCTGCTATCGAGCAGCTGATTGAAAAATATTTGGTGCGCAACAGAGCCACCAAGGAAATCTTTGAAACACCTCAGGTGCGATACATGATTGCTGCGGCCACTGTGTTCCATCGCGAAGAGCCTAACTCGGCTCGTATGCGCTATATCAAGGAGTATTACAATGCAGCTTCTGACGGTCTATTTACTCTCGCAACTCCTGTTCTTGCTGGGCTTGGCACTCCCACTAAGCAATTCAGTAGTTGTGTGCTCATTCGTAGTGATGATGATCTTGACTCCATTTTTGCTAGTGGCGAAATGATGGCCAAGTATGCCAGCAAACGTGCTGGCATTGGTTTAGAGATTGGTCGACTGCGTCCATTGGGTTCGCCCATTCGCGGCGGTGAGATCATGCACACAGGCATGATTCCTTTCTTAAAGAAATGGTTTGGTGATTTACGTTCATGTTCACAAGGTGGTATTCGCAATGCTTCTGCTACGGTTTTCTATCCCATCTGGCATCATCAATTCGATGATCTCATTGTGCTCAAAAACAATCAAGGAACCGAAGAAACGCGAGTCCGACACATGGATTATGGAGTGGTATTATCTGCTTTTTTCTGGCGTAGATTTAAAAACAAAGAAAATATCACTTTCTTTGACCCCAATGAAGTCCCCGACCTCTACGAAGCATTCTATCGGGACACTAAGTTATTTGAAGATCTCTATGTGCGCTATGAAGCTAGATCTGACCTCCGGAAAAAGACTATGTCTGCAGAAGAGGTTTTCAAATCTGGCATCCTTAAGGAACGAACAGACACTGGTCGTATCTATCTAGTGTTTATTGACAACGTGATGAACCAAGGTCCGTTTGACCCTGAGTATCACACCATTTACCAGAGTAACCTTTGCTGTGAAATTCTCTTACCTACAAAGCCTTTTAAAAGACTTGACGATGCTGAGGGCCGGATCGCCTTATGCACCCTTGGTAGTATCAACTGGGGTGCGTTCCGCCATCCTGAGGATATGCGTCGTGCTTGCAGAATTCTGCAACGCAGCCTCTGCAACATTCTCGACTATCAAGACTTCTTATCAATCCAGAGTCGACTATCCAACGAAGAAATACAGCCACTGGGCATCGGCGTTACTAACCTTGCTTACTGGCATGCACGTCGCAACCTCAGCTACGGTGATGCGGATGCTCTATCGGAGGTCAAGTCCTGGATGGAGCACCAAGCATACTACCTCACCGAAGCAACTGTGGAGTTGGCTAAAGAACGTGGTCGTTGCAAAGATTCGAACCGAACCTGGTATGGTCAGGGTATCTTTCCATGGGAGCGACGAGCTGCCGGGGTCAACGAACTCACGGATTTTTCACCTGAGTTGAACTGGGAAGCACTTCGCGGAGAAATGAAAACTCACGGAGTTCGTAATGCCACGCTGATGGCTATTGCACCTGTGGAGTCAAGCTCGGTGGTGATCAACTCTACCAACGGCATTGAGATGCCCATGAGCCTGATCACTGTCAAAGAATCCAAAGCTGGAAGTTTCACACAGGTAGTTCCTGAATATCACAAGTTAAAAAACAAATATCAGTTGATGTGGGATCAAGCCAACTGCGAAGGCTATATCAAAACAGCAGCAGTGCTGCAAGTCTACGTGGATCAGTCAATCTCTACCAACACATTCTACAACCCTGCGCATTTTGCAGATCGCAAGGTTCCTACCACATTGATTGCTCGCAACCTCATGCTGGCACACCACTGGGGGATCAAAACATTCTATTACAGTTTGATCAACAAACAAGGTTCTAAACAAAAAGATGAAGTGGCAATGCCAGTCTTGGAAGAAGTCGACCTTGACGATGCTGACTGTGAAGCTTGCAAACTCTAAGGATCAAAATGAAAAAGCGTAATTATACACCAGAAACAGTTCGTCGCCTGCAAGGCAGTGTTCAAGTTGAGCATACATTGGCACGTCGTGGTGCACACAAACTACGCGAACTGTTGGCCAATGAACCGTATATCAACACTCTCGGAGCCTACAATGGCCAACAGGCTGTGCAACACGCCAAGGCCGGACTCAAGGCCATTTATCTATCAGGATGGCAAGTGGCTGCTGCCAACAACACACAAAACACAACCTACCCTGATCAGAGTTTGTATCCTGTAGACTCGGTGCCACGTGTGGTCAAAGGTATCAACAATGCTTTCCGGCGTGCTGATCAGATTGAACACAGTGAAGGCGAAGTTACTACAGATTACTTCCTGCCTATTGTGGCCGATGCTGAAGCTGGTTTCGGAGGTGCACTGAATGCCTACGAGCTAATGAGTCACATGATTGAAGCAGGTGCTGCTGGTGTGCACTTTGAAGACCAATTAGCATCAGAAAAGAAATGTGGACATCTAGGCGGCAAGGTGCTGGTGCCCACCAGCCAAATGATTCGCACACTCAACGCCGCACGACTAGCCGCAGACGTAGCAGGTGTTGACACAGTTATCATGGCTCGCACTGATGCAGAAGCTGCCACACTGATCACATCAGACCATGACCCACTTGACAAGGACTTTATCATCAATGAACGCACAGAAGAAGGATTTTATAAATTCCGCAATGGAATTGACGCTTGTATCGCTCGTGGCCTTGCTTATGCCCCTTACGCTGATCTACTTTGGTTTGAAACTAGCACCCCCGACATCCAACAAGCCAAACGATTTGCAGACGCAATCCATGCCAAGTATCCAGACCAGCTGCTGGCCTATAACTGCTCACCCAGTTTCAACTGGCGCAAATTTTTGTCTGAAGAAGAATGTGAAACATTCCAGCGAGAACTTGGCGAATTAGGCTACCGGTTCCAGTTCATTACACTGGCAGGTTTTCACAGCGTCAACTTGGCCACATTTGAACTTGCTGAAGCCTATCGCGAACGTGGCATGGCTGGGTATTCAGAAATGCAACAGCGTGAATTCGCTGCTCAAGAACGTGGCTTTACCACAGTCAAACATCAACGTGAAGTGGGTGTGGGATATTTTGACTTGATCAGTGAAGCTGTTGGTGCTACAAGCACAGTGGCCAACAAGCACAGCACCGAAGCACATCAATTTTAATGACTGACCACGAAGCATACAGTTTATATCCTAGAGACAATATCTGGTATAATAAACTGTATCTTGCAGAAAGATTGGGTTATAACGCAGGTTACGGGTTGATCCCTCATGATGGTGAGTTTGTTATCAAACCAACAATTAATTTACATGGTTGTGGTATAGGAGCCAAGATTGGTTATTATAAAAGAAATGACCCAGTGCCACATGAATATTTTTGGAGTGAAGTTTTTACTGGTAGACACATCACTATAGACTACAGTAAAATCAACGGTCATTGGCACCAAGGACATACTTTTGAAGGACTCAAAGACGATCAAGATGATTTGTTAAAATTTAGTTTGTGGCGTAGAGTAGAATATCCTTATGTTCTTCCTGAAATTTTCAATGACATACACAGTGAAAATTTAAATATAGAAATTATAGGTGATAAAATCATTGAGGTTCATTTGCGACACAATACAGATCCAGTTGAACATGATTGTTTTATTCCTATATGGAGCAACGAACAAAAATGTCCAAAGGGTTATGTGAGAATCGATGATCTTGAACAGCATCCTGGCCGGCTAGGATTTTTTATAAGGGAAGAACATGAGTAAAGAACAATACAATTTAAAATCAAAAACAGACTATTTGAATCGCAAAATGTTTTTAGATCCAGCTGGTCCTGTGACCATTCAGCGATTCGAAGAAGTCAAATACAACAAGCTGGCCAAGTTTGAGCAAGAAGCACGTGGCTTTTTCTGGGTACCTGAAGAGATCAGTCTCACCAAAGACGCACAGGATTTCAAAGAAGCATCAGACACAGTAAAGCACATCTTTACCAGCAATCTGTTGCGTCAAACAGCCTTGGACAGCTTACAAGGCCGAGGTCCCAGTCAAATCTTTACTCCGGTGGTAAGCTTGCCCGAGCTAGAAGCATTGGTCTACAACTGGACATTCTTTGAAACCAACATTCACAGTCGCAGTTACAGTCATATCATTCGCAACATCTACAACGTGCCCAAGGAAGTGTTCAACACCATCCACGATACCAAAGAAATCGTGGACATGGCTTCTAGCGTGGGCACCTACTACGACAAACTACATCTGATCAACTGTGTGATTGAAACAGGCGAAAAGATTGATGAGGAAAAACATATCCGGGCCATTTGGATGGCACTCAATGCCAGCTATGCACTTGAAGCATTCCGCTTCATGGTGAGCTTTGCTACCAGTCTGGCCATGGTGGAAAACAAAATCTTTATTGGCAACGGTAACATCATCAGTCTAATTTTACAGGACGAAATCTTGCACAAGGATTGGACTGCCTGGATGATCAATCAAGTGGTCAAGGAAGATCCACGTTTTGCACGAGTCAAGCAAGAGTGCGAAGCTGAAGTATATCAAATGTATTTGGATGTGATCCGTGAAGAAAAAGCCTGGGCTGATTACCTATTCAAGTTTGGCCCAGTGATTGGTCTCAATGCACAGATTCTCAAAGATTTTGTTGATTACACAGCCGCTGCTGCCCTCAAAGAGATTGGTATCAAGTATCAAAGTCCTGCCCCAAAGTCTACTCCAATCCCTTGGTTCAACAAGCATGTCAACACCAGCAACAAACAAACTGCACTGCAGGAGAGCGAATCAACTAATTATGTTATTGGTGTGATGAGTGACAATCTCGACTACGACGCACTACCACAACTATAAGGAGAACAAAATGAAAGCTATTGTATGGTCAAAATATCACTGCCCTTTTTGTGATCAAGCCAAGGCCTTGCTCAAGCAAAAAGGCATTGAATTTGAAGAAAAGAAAATTGGTGATGGATATACCAAAGAGGATTTACTGGAAGCAGTGCCCACAGCACGAACAGTGCCACAAATCTTTCTCGATGATAAACTCATAGGCGGGTTCACCGAACTCAAACAACATTTAACAGAAAGCGCATAAATGCAACTCACAGCAGAACCAGGACAAGTTTATACCTTTAAATTAAACAGCGGAGAAGAACTCATTGCCAAAGTCAAACAGGCCGGCGGAGATTGGATTGAAATTGAAAATCCAGTCAGCGTGGCACCAGGACCTCAAGGTATGGGACTGGTGCCGTCGATGTTTACCGCAGGAATTGACTCAGAAATCAAGCTAAATACTGCAAGTGTATCCATATACGCATTGACAGAAGATGCTGTAAAAATGAAATACATCGAAGCTACAACCGGAATCCGTGTTCCGGACAAAAAAATCATAATGGGGTAAGGAGTAAATCATGGCAGCACCGATGCAACGTGTAGGCGACTTCAACAGCGGCGGCGGCATAATTGTCAGCGGTGGTCACCGCAATGTGTTGATCAACGGCCGTCCAGCTGCAACACCGGGAGCAGTGGTCACACCTCACATAGGTTGCGGCAAGAAAAATCTGAAAAGTCTGCTGCACTGTCTTGCTCTGACTTTGCCCGGTTCATCCACTGTAAAAATCAATGGCGAACCGGTGATAGTGAACGGAGTTCCGGACACCTGCGGTCATAGCAGAGCAGGCGGAAGCCCCAATGTTGTATCTGCTGGCGGCGCAGGATTGATTGGTCAAGCCCTTAGCCTTTATAACACTGTATCAAGCCTTCAAAATCTTGCTAGCCGCTTGTCAGCAGGACCTCTGGATATTCAACCCGGTGAAGGCCTATAATGACATTTGGAACTCTAAGTTCAGTTAATTTAATTGCAGGTGCTGGCATTCTTGGCAATGTGGGCGGCGTGCCAATTTCTGCCAACTCTGCGGTAATAAACAGCATAGACACTTATTTTGCTATCCCGGCAGTAACACAATTTGCCAATGTCAAATTCACTGGAGCAAGTGTGTTAACTGCCAACACTGCTGCGGCAGAACTCTATAATCTAGCAGCCAATGTTTTTCCTGCCCTCACCGACGCAGTTCCTGTTTCATACATCAGCAACATTGGTAACACCCCGGTGGGCGGTTTTACCGAAGTAACACTCAATGAAATAAACAACATTTTGGGCAATGGCGATATTGGTATATTTGAACAGGTTTTTGCCTCAGCAGATGCTTTTCGCTTCAGCTCAAATCAACTCATTGACAGTGCAGTCAACGCCAATAACGCATCAGCTGACGCAACTTTTATCAGTCAAGATGCGACTATGACCGGAGGAATGAGTCAAATAAGCCAGGCTTTTCTGGCATTTGGACTAGATCTGCTTGCGTTGGGTCAGTCCATTGATCTCAATAATTTACCTAATATAGGTAGTCCAGAAGCACTGTTAAGACAAATCTATACCAGTTCCAATGGTGTGCCTGAACTCACAACTGCTTTGACTCAGGCCGGTATTGATCAATTTTTGCTCAGCAATCTCGGTAGCATTAACATGACCGACGAGCAACAAAAAATTGCGTTTGAAGTCATGACCAAAATCACCAGACAGCCCTTGGTGCAAATTTTAAGACTGTTGAGAGTAACCACCACTGGAATTGTTAATTTGGCCGATTTGTTGAATCCTGTAAAAGCCTTTCCTCGAAGCTTTAACACTTTGACAGCACCTACTGCCAATGGACTGCGTGCTGTTTATATCAATAGCTCGGGTGCTGTGAACACCAACTTAGAAACTGAATTACCCACAAATGTTTTGGTGCCACTACAGGGTTACAGCATCACCAGAAATACCTACAGTCAGCTCAAAAAAATCATTCCCCCAGACTGGGCTCTGGCCAACAAAGCATTGCAGGCTGGCCTGCAACAAGTAAAGTCGATCTTTAATGCTGACTTAACTGCATTGAGCGCAGCCACAGGAAATTTAGAAACCAACAAAGGACTGGATCTTATCAATGCACTGACCAGTCCACTGCCTCCCGAAGTGGTTGCGTTTTATGAAAATACCTTTGTTTCGGGCTCCGGAGAAAACGGCACAGTGTTGTTGGCAGATGTCATTGGCAGTGCCGCAGGTTGGGTAGTGACCGCAAACATTTCCACAACAAGTTCCATAATATCCAGTCTTGACAGTGCGGGTGCACTCAACAGTCTGACCAATGGCACCAATGGTGTCTACACTGTGATGCAAAACACTCTGGATGGATTATACGGCACAGGCAACAGTGTGGTTATTCCTGGTGGTCTCCCAGCAGCTGGGACCTATGGCAGTCTTGATGACGCATTTACAGGCCCGGGCGCACCAGGAACTGGTCTTATTCCAGCAGCCTATTCGGCCATTGCTGTAATTGTCAGTAACAATGCCAACTCAGTGGCCAATGCTGACTCGGCCTGGAGCAATGCTGCTGCACAAATATCAGGCGAATTTATTTTTCAGAGTCAGGCCGGGCTAGAATTCGCCAACTTGATTCCCAATCAGCAGCCCACTGGATTAGTCAACAATTTGTCATCCTACGGACTTGACACCGAAGTTGGCGGCCCTGCATTCATACTGGAATCAGTGGCCAACACAGCAACCTTGGGTGGCCAGGCCATTGTATCTACCATGCGCGAAGCTCGCAATCAAATTCGTTTGCAAAGTGCCGGAGTGCAAACAGAAATTGTTGTGAGTGATATAGTGCCGCAGCCTCAAGCAACATTGAGCTCTGGGCAATACACTGTGGCAGAAGCAGTGAATCAAAAAATCATTTGACAAAATAACCCGTTTTCTTGCAGTAATACTTGGGTATTACAAAAAAAAGTAATACCCAAGTATTACAATATTCGAGTTGACCAAAAAATCAATTTCGGCTATAATACATGTATGGAAATTAAAAAAGCAGCCCGCAAGCGCCGTCGGGACACCAAACATGCAATCTACGTGATCACCAACATGATCACTCAAGAACAATACGTCGGCATCACTGTTTGTGGTCAGCAGGTTCAGCGAGCACTGAAAATTCGAATCCAAAAGCACATCCGCCGAGCTGTGACCGAAAACAAGGATTGGGGTCTGTGCTCAAGCATCCGTGAACACGGTGTTTCGGCATTCACTTATGGGGTGATCGAGTTTGTGCGCGGACGTCGCCCTGCCCATGCTCGTGAGCGTGAATTGATCCGCGAATTCAATCCTGCTCTGAACACTCGTTGACCTGCTTGACTAAAAATTCAGCATCTGCTACAATACCACACATAGACAACAAGGAGTTAAAATGTCAAACACTGTTGAATTTGAAGGCACTGTTTACGATCGGCGTCACGGTGGTGCGTTTGATCGTGGTTCCGCTGACAGCTACTACGATCGTCCGTTTAGTCCTCATCTTTATGTGGGCAATACTGGCACCAGCCAGCTGCTGCGAGCTGAAGAAATGACCGACGAAGAAATTGCAGCCTACACTGCAGGCTTTGAATATAACGAACAGTTTGGCGACAAGAAGAACTGGGGTTGACATGCAAAAAGAAATTGAACTCCGACCCGGCGAAGGCAACTTTTATCTTGCAATGGCATTCCATTGGGTGTTCGTTGCGATTTTCATTGTGCCAGTGGCCTTGTTACTTCTAATTGCAGTCATCAATCCATTTTGGTTCCGCGATGCAATGTTTCGTTGGGTTGAAAGTGGTGTCAATCAACTGAGTCGTTGGCGTAATTACAAGAAGTATCGCATCTATCTTGGCTGTGATCCCAAAGTTTGGCATACCCT